TATTCTACTCTCCTTCTTCAATAAAATAAATAGATAGAAGCTCTTCTACTTCATCGTAAGCAGAGTTAAAATACTCTTGAGCTTCATCATTGTATGATAGATTTCCTTTTTCATCTTCAATCCAAGGGCTAGTGTTAAAACTTCTTTCTACATACCAACTAGCTATATCAGAAGTTAACTCCATCCTTGTTGGTTTATCTATTATAATTTTCATTTTATATATATTTCCATGTCCATTTGCATCATTTCTGTAGTTATAATACTATCATTAGGTATATCTCTAATAGTTTGATAGTCATTGATATCTAGTTTTTGATTATCATTAAATACTAACTCTTCTATTTCTTTTAAAGACATAATATTAACCTCGTAAATTTAGGGGAGCCGTTTCCGACCCCCACGATATAGATTGAATCTATGTTATTTCTGCAGGATTGCAAGGATTGCGTCGAGTTTCGAATCAACATCAGAAACTTTAGTTTCTAATGAAGTAATTCTATTCTCCATTTTCTTGGCAACAGAATTCTTAGCAGGAGCCTTCGTTTTAGACTTAGAAACTTTCTTAGAATCTATATTTTCAATAGCTTCTTCGACGGTTTGAGCGACTTTCTTGGAAGCCTTCGGCTTTTTGGAAGCCTTTGGCTTTCTGATGAGACTCACGAAGTGAGCTGGAACAACATCATGTTCAAATATATTTTGAACATCGCCGTGAGTCATTTTAGAATCTGATTCCGAATAGAATTGATTCAAAATGGCATGGAACACTTTGTTCAAGCCAAATCTCTCCGAAGGAGTCGCAGCTTGGATCGAAGATAAATGGCAGGAAGCAGCCCACATTTGCTTGGCAGTTGCAAATCGATTTTGGTCTATTGATGCAAAATTATTCATAAAAATTTCCTCGAAAATCGTTGATGCCGAATTTGGCGGCGATCCCTTAAAGTCTCTCAATCTTTATTTTTTTAAGAGATCACAAAGAGATCTCTCTTAAAAAAATATAGATTGAGAGACTACCCTCATACCTTAAAGACGTTTAAGTCTTTAAGGTATGAGAATTTGGCTGGCAGCAAAGCTGCTATGTGTGTGTTAACAGCGAAGCTGTCCTGGGCGCGTCGAAGACTTTTAAAGTCTTTTTGTGGCTTTTGAAGAAAAACGGCAATTCTTCCTACGGAAGGTTAATCCCCCCTTTAAAGTTTTTATAAAACTTTTAGTAGCGGATAATCGAAGATTATAATATTTGCTAAGTCTCTGAAATTCTTTAGAATTTTGAAGAAAGCTTAAAGACTTGAAAAGTCTTTAGAGTCTCTACAGTTTGTCAACTAGATAGAGCTCCGCTCTAAAGCTGAAAAGACTTTTAAAGTCTTTTAAGCGCATGTGGCATAGATTCTACAGAATCTGTACAGATTTTATAGCTCTAAAGAGCTATAGGGGGCAGGAGGCCATGCCACCCCCTACCTATATATACACAATCACGTACATTTTGAGTAGGAAATGGTTGTATACCAGTTTATCGCGGCAGCTTTAAAGCCTTTAAAGAACATCTATATCTTTATAACAGTGATAAAGATATAGACATTCTTTAAAGACGTACAAATCTTTATACCTTTTGGACACCAATAATTAGAGTTAAAACAGGGGGAATAGACTAGGGAGGGGAAGCACAGGCTCTGAAATCTACACATAGCGCCTGGAGGGCTTAATGTATATTTTAGAGTCGATTTGGCATTTTGTCAAGTTTTATTTCATTCTATTTGCAAGAAACTACTTGACAAAAGCCGATATCAGCCCTATAATGTATATACATAATTAAGCCTTTGTTTATAACTATGAGTAATAATAAAGAATTAACAGTCAAACAGGAGTCTTTTCTTAATCATTTAGTTGAAGTAGGAGGTGACCCGCGAAAAGCCGCAGAGCTGGCGGGCTATTCTGGCAGCAGCTACCCTTCGGTTGTTAAGGCGTTAAAAACAGAGATTCTGGATTTAGCGACAAACATCTTAGCCCAATCTGCACCAAAGGCTGCTATGAAGCTTGTACACATCATGGATAGCGCAGAACCAATCCCGCAAGCTAATATGCGTATTCAAGCAGCACAGACTATTTTAGATCGTGTAGGTCTAGGAAAGACTGACCGCTTAGATGTAACGGTTAATACGACAGGAGGTTTGTTTATTCTTCCGGCAAAAATCGAAACAGTTATCGAAGGAAAATATGAGGAGATCTAGTAGCACGATCCCTTTTGGATATGAGCTAGACGAAGATAACCCAGAGTTTCTAAAGCCCCTTGACGATCAACTAGAAGCTTTAAAGAAAGTATTACCTATGATTAAAGACAGTTCTTTATCTTTGCGAGAAGGCAGCTTATGGCTAGAACATGAAACTGGTCGCAAGCTTTCGCATATGGGGTTAAAAAAGATAGCGGCCAAGCGTCTATGAGCGACTGGGATGAAAACCCAGACAATTACGCAAAGACAGAATCTGGGGAGTTTATACTTAAAGTTGATGGGACTCCGCGCAAGAAGTCTGGTAGAGCTAAAGGCTCAAAGAGCAGGGGCTATAACTATCACTCTAAAACAAAAGCAAAGATGGTGGCCAACAAAGAAATAAGAGCGAAGGCTAAAAAGCTCAAGGCCGCACAGAATAAGATACAGAACTACAAGAAGTCAATAAAGAACACTAAGAAAGCATTGAACAAATTAGAGAATAAAGAGTCTTCTATACAAGGAAAAATAATAGAAGACAAAGATTTAGAAAGTCTACCAGCTCAACTAGCTGCAGAAGCAAAAGAAGAAGTAATCTTTAAAGCCAACGAAGGCCCACAAGAAAACTTCCTTGCAGCCGCCGAGACAGACGTTCTGTACGGTGGTGCAGCTGGGGGCGGTAAGTCCTATGCTATGCTCGTAGATCCTCTCAGATACGCTCACAGGGCCGCTCACAGAGGATTAATTTTAAGGCGGTCTATGCCCGAACTTAGAGAGCTTATAGACAAGAGCAGAGAACTATACCCAAAGGCTTTTCCAGGCTGTAAGTACAAGGAAGTAGAAAAGCTCTGGAACTTCCCTTCGGGGGCTAAAATAGAATTTGGATTCTTGGAGCGTGATGCAGACGTATATCGCTATCAAGGACAAGCCTATAGTTGGATAGGGTTTGATGAGATTACGCATCTACCTACAGAGTTTAGCTGGAACTACTTAGCATCACGTTTGCGTACAACAGACGCTGATATTATTCCTTATATGCGTTGTACAGCAAACCCTGGGGGCGTAGGGTCTACTTGGGTTAAAAAACGATACATTGATCCTAGCCCTACGGATACGTCTTTTGAAGGCTCAGATGGACTAACAAGAAAGTTTATACCAGCACGATTACAGGACAACCCTTACTTAGCTAAGGATGGACGTTACGAAAAGATGCTAAGAGCTTTGCCGCCTACACAGCGTCAACAGCTGCTAGAAGGAAACTGGGATGTTGCAGAAGGCGCAGCATTCACAGAGTTTGAAACAAAAACCCATGTCATTACGCCTTTTGAGATTCCAATACACTGGGAGCGCATAAAAGGAATTGACTATGGATATGCGAGTGAGTCAGCTTGCGTTTGGGGAACAGTAGATCCCAGCGATAGTACTTTAATAATATACAGAGAACTATACAGAAAAGGTCTACTTGGTACTGAACTAGCAGAGATGTTAACAAGCATGGAAATGGCAGACCCTCTCAGTGTTCCTGGAGTTTTAGATACTTCTTGCTGGAGCAGGACAGGAACAACTGGCCCTACAGTAGGAGAAACGCTGCAAAGAGCAGGACACAAACTAAGAAGGTCTGATAAAAATAGGATACAAGGAAAGATACAAATCCACGAATACTTGAAGATCAAGCAAAGCGGTAGGCCACGATTACAAATATTTAATACATGCCCGAACCTGATACGCGAGCTTCAAAGTATTCCTTTGGACAAATCTAATCCTGAAGACGTTAATACACACGCACCTGATCATGCTTATGATGCACTAAGATACTTGATTATGTCAAGGCCGCGCATAAATGATACTCTAAGTCAAATGAGACAGTTTAAAAGAGAGCAGCGTTTCCAGCCTGTTGATGCGAAGTTTGGATATTAAAGGAAATACTGAATGAGTGATCAAGAAAATTCAATGTACAAGAATGCAGACGAACTCTACTTTAATCCAGTAGAAGGAGAAAGCGGTCTTGAGATGAAACTAGAAGGCGAGATAAAGTCCCGTTTTGTTGGCTTAATTGAAGATAGATTTGTAAGTTCAGAAAAGGCCAGAGAACAAGACGAAGGCAGGTGGCTACGTGCTTATCATAACTTCAGAGGCTTGTACGGAAAAAACATTAAGTTCAGAGAATCTGAAAAATCTAAAGTCTTTATTAAAATAACAAAAACTAAAGTGCTTGCGGCTTTTGGGCAGCTTGTAGACGTAGTCTTCGGTACAGGTCAGTTTCCAATTGGCGTTAAAGAAACAAGAATACCTGAAGGCATAGCAACCTATCAACACGTTGATATGACTCCAGGCCTAGAAACAAGTCAGCCTAAAGCACACGAAGAAGAAACAGAAGAAGAAGAAATAGTAGATCCTTTTGATGTTGGTTACGAAGGTGACGGTCGAACTTTAAAACCGGGAGTAACCTTCTCAAGCGGAGAAACTGCTTTTGAGAATGCAGTAGAAGAAGGAATAGAAGAAGGCAAACTAAATGTTGTTGATGGGCCTTCTCCAGATCCTCAAGTATTAGAAATGTCTCCAGCTAAAGAAGCTGCTAGACAAATGCAAAAGCTTATACACGATCAAATAGAAGAGTCTAATGGCTCGTCAGAACTAAGGAACGCAATATTTGAAGCGGCTCTTTTTGGAACTGGCATTGTTAAAGGCCCGTTTAACCACAATAAAACTATTGGTCGTTGGACTAAAAATAAAGAAACAGGAGAAAGAGAGTATTCTCCGCTTTCTATTCGTGTTCCTCGAATTGAGTTTGTAAGCATCTGGGATTTCTTTCCTGATCCTAGTGCTACAACCATTGATGAATGTGAGTACACATTTCACAGACATAAACTTAATAGATCACAACTAAGAGCTTTATCAAAACTTCCTTACTTTGATAAAGAAGCAATACGCGAATGCCTAGTTATGGGGTCAAACTATAAAGAAAAAGACTATGAGCAAGCTCTAAAAGATGATAATCGGTCAGATGATTATGGATCTGGTCAGTTTGAAGTTTTAGAGTATTGGGGAATCATGGACGCTGAGTATGCGCGTGAAATAGGTATGGAATTATCTGAAGATGTAGATGACTTAGATGAAGTACAGATAAATGCTTGGATAAGCAATGGAAAGCTTCTCCGCGCAGTAGTCAATCCATTTACGCCCTATAGACTTCCTTATAATTCTTTCAGTTACGAACAAAACCCATACAGCTTTTTTGGTATTGGTGTTGCTGAGAACATGGATGACTCTCAACAAATAATGAACGGCCATGCTCGTATGGCAATTGATAACCTTGCACTTAGTGGTTCTGTTGTCTTTGATGTAGATGAGTCGGCTTTAGTTGGCGGCCAGTCTATGGACATATACCCCGGCAAAGTATTTAGAAGGCAAGCAGGGATGCCAGGACAAGCTATACATGCCGTAAAGTTCCCTAACACCACTCAAGAAAACATGATGATGTTTGACAAGTTTCGTCAGCTTGCAGATGAGCAGACAGGTATACCAAGTTATTCACACGGCATGACAGGCGTTCAAAGTATGACACGAACAGCTTCAGGGATGTCAATGCTTTTAGGTGCTGCCTCTTTAAATATTAAGACAGTTGTTAAAAACTTAGATGATTTTTTACTTAAACCTCTAGGTCAAGCTTATTACCAATGGAACATGCAGTTTTTCGAGGGCGATTTAGATATTCAAGGTGATTTAGAAATTAGAGCTATGGGTACAAATAGCTTGATGCAGAAAGAAGTAAGAAGTCAACGATTGACAATGTTCCTTCAAACTGCACAGAATCCTGCTATTGCACCGTTTGTTAAGATCTCTAAGATCATTAGTGAACTTGCTTACAGTCTTGATTTAGACCCTGATGAAATTCTTAATGATCCTGAAGAAGCCGCTATCATGGCACAGATTATAGGAGCGCAAAATGCTGGACAAGCAATTGGCAGCCAGGCTATCCCCGCTGGTGAGCAACTCGGAGCTGTGGGAAGCCCTGAAGGAACACCTGAACAACCTCAAGACCTTGGAGTTACAGGTACTGGTGGTGGCAACATCGGAACGGGAAATGTTCCGCTGCCAGGGGAGAGTGGGTTCTCTGGTCGGCTTAGAGAAGCTTAAAGAGCAAATAGCCGAAGCTAAACATAGAATAATCGAGGATTAAAAATGCCAAACAAGTCAATGAAAATTAAATATGCTGAAGGTTCTAAAGTAGACCAACCAGATATTGCAGAACTAGAAAGACAAGCACAACTAGACGAAAACTCTTTTGAAGATAATCCCTCGATTAATAAAGATATAAATAATAAAAATACTAAAACTCTTTTAAAAGACGCAGAAAACAGAATAGAAAAAGAACAAGCAAGAAAAGAAGACGATACAGACCGACAAATGAGAGAAGCAGCAGAAAAACATTTTAGAAGAGATCTTAATGAAGGTGGCTCTATGCTTGTTCCACCCGAAATGGAAGCGTTACCCGAACAAGATATACCTGTAGATACATACGACAATATCCCAGCAGATGAAATAGAAGTAGCAGAGGCCTCACAGCTGCCCGACGAACAGGTGGAAGATAACTACTTAGAGTATGTACTAGACGAGTCTCTAGACCAAGAAGACCAAGAATATTTAATGAGCGTTCTAGAAGGTGATGAACGACTCAGCGGCATCTTTGACAAAGTCATGGACGTTGCAGGAGAATTCTCAGGTGACGGGGAAGTAGACGGCCCAGGCACAGGAGTATCAGATTCGATTCCCGCAAGGTTATCGGATGGTGAATTTGTTTTCACCAAGAAGGCTACCGATCAACTAGGTTCAGATGAGCTTCAAATTATGATGGATGATGCTGAACGAGCCTTTGATGGCGGCTATATGAAGAAAGCGTTTGGCGGTTTGGTTGACGACATCCCTACGGATGATCGTAAAGAAGACGAAGAGATTAATAGTATGATGATTGCTTCTAACCAAATGCCAAGCGTTAGACCACGATAAGGCTACTTTATTAATTTAAACCCCTTATTACTGTTTACCTACAGGCTACCTTAAAGTATCAAGACCCTATATTGAAAAACGCGAACAGTATAGCCACCTTGAAAAGACTGATAAGCCCCTAAAGGAGTGTGACATAATGTCTGAAGCAATTGAAGAAGTAAGCAAAGAAGAAGAAGCTAACCCATATAACTCTCGTAAAGATTGGCACGTTGAAGACGAACCAAGCAAAGGAGACGCATCAGGGTTATTTTTTGAAGAGCGACCTAAGAAAAAGAAGGCTACCCGCAAAGCGGCCCCTGAAGAAGAAACTGAAAGTCCTCAGAAAGAAACCAATTATAAAAAACGATACGATGATTTAAAGAAGCATTATGATCATAGGATTGCGGATTTTAAACAAAAAGAGCAGGAACTTATAGCAGCTGCAACAGAAAGGCAACCAGCCTATGCGCCGCCGAAGTCAACCGAAGAGCTTAATGAGTTTAAAGAACAATATCCTGATCTCTATGACACTGTAGAGACTGTAGCTCACTTACAAAGTGAACAACAGATTCAAGCTTTGCAACAGAAGCTGTCTGTTCTTGAACAACGAGAATCAGACCTACAACGTAGAGATGCTGAAGAAACTCTAAAGTCTCGACATCCTGATTTTGAGGATATACGAGGAGACGATAAGTTTCATGAGTGGGCAGGAGAACAACCTGAAGCAATTCAAAGTTGGATCTACGAAAACCCAGATAATGTTACTTTAGCTATCAAAGCTATTGATCTTTATAAAATGGAAACTGGAATCACCGCTACTAAAACAAAAGCTAAAGCGCAGAAGTCACAGCCTAAATCTTCGGCAGCAGACTTTGTATCTACTAAAACAACCAGTGTAGGTACTAAAGAGCCGAGAATTTGGACTCAGCGGGAAATTTCTGCCCTTACCATGAACCAATTCGATAAATACGAAAGTGAAATTGATGAAGCTGTAATGGAAGGCCGAGTAATTCCCTAACTTAATTTATCTTTTAGGAGTAATATAACATGGCTTATAACCAATCAGATCAGTTATTTGAACAGAGTACAGATACCGATGGTAACTTCGGTAATTCTGTCTCCGGTCAAACTAACTCGTTCTTCCTTCCGGCGGTTTATTCTAAGAAGGTTTTAAACTTCTTCCGTAAATCTTCAGTTGTAGAAGCGATCACAAACACCGATTATTCGGGTGAAATTACAGCTTTTGGTGATTCTGTAAAGATCATCAAAGAACCTGTAATCACGGTATATCAGTACGAACGAGGTGCTAATATAACAAAAACAGCTCTTACTGACCAAGAAACTACCCTAGTTGTTGATACAGCTAACGCCTTTAAGTTCATCGTTGATGATATTGAAACTTCTATGTCTCACGTTAACTTTAAAGAAGTTGCTGCTTCATCTGCCGCTTACGCTCTGCGTGATGCTTTTGATGAAGGCGTAATTGCTGCAATGTTCTCAGGTGTTTCCGCATCAAGCCCTAATCATGTCCTTGGTAGCGATAATGCTACTGATTTAGCTGCTGGTACTTTTGACGGTACTGGTAACTTGGACATTGGTTTTGGCTCAAGCGAACACGATCCTCTTGATGTAATGGCTTATTTTGCCCGTCTTCTTGACGAACAAAATATTCCTGAAGAAGGCCGTTGGTTCGTGGCTCCCCCTAGCTTTTACGAGCAATTGGGACAGTCAAGCTCTAAGTTGATGTCTGTTGACTATAATGCTGGTCAAGGCTCTATCCGTAATGGTCTGGTATCTTCTGGAAAATTACGAGGCTTTGATATGTATAAGTCTAACAACATCGCTACTCCGTCTAATGCGGCGGGTAAGATACTTGGTGGACACATAAGTTCTACTGCCACGGCACAGACCATTACAAGCACTGAGGTTATTCGTGACCCAGATAGCTTTGGTGATATCTGTCGAGGCTTGCATGTGTATGGCGCTAAAGTATTACGTTCTGAAGCTCTGGTTTCAGCGTTCTACGGTATCGACTAAGCAAGTAATGAGAGAAGGGGGTGTAAAAGCCCCCTAATCTTTTTTTTTAAAAAAAAGGAAAACACATGGCTGTTCTAGGAAGCGATTCCAAACCTATAATGATTAAGGGCGCTAAAAAAGGAAAGATATTAGGCGCTTGGGGTAGTAATAATCAGAACTATAGAAACAACTGGGATAAAATATGGGGTACAAAAGAAAACCCTAAAACTAAAGAAAAGGCAGTGTAAGCAATGGCTACAACCTTTTTAGAGTTAACGAACGAGCTTTTACGAGAACTTAATGAAGTTGTGCTAACAAGCTCAACATTTCCAAGTGCGGTTGGTGTACAGCAACACGTTAAGGATTCACTTAATCGTGCATATTTTGATATTATTAACGAAGAACCTCAGTGGCCTTTTTTATCTGTTTCCGATAGTGGTGGAACAGATCCAATGTATGGCAACGTATATTTAGAAACAGTGGCTGGAACTCGTTGGTATGAATTAAAACCCGCTAGTTCTAGCATTACAACAGATTATGGATCAGTAGATTGGGATCACTTTTATCTTACTACTGTAGGTATTAGTGGAGAAACGGCTCCTTACGAGGACGGGAACCTACGTTTTATAACACTCGAAAACTGGAAAGATTTTAGACGAACTTCTGAAAACTTAGATGATGCAGACACACAGAGCTATGGTAAGCCTAACTGTATTGTACGAAGTCCAGATGGTCGGCAGTTCGGCCTTAGTCCAATACCAGATAAAGTTTATCGTATCTGGTACTTTGCATGGAACCTTCCTTCGCGTCTAAGCACACACTCAGACACTGTTGTATTCCCAGATGTCTATACGTCTGTTCTAATAGCAAGAGCCAGATACCACATGTGGCAGTTTAAAGATAATCCGCAATCCGCAGCCTTTGCACAAGAAGACTATAAAAAAGGACTGCGAAGTATGAGGTCTAACTTAATGTCTCCTGCGCCCACGTATATTTCAGATGACCGTATGAGATTCGTATAATATGGCCTCTTCACAACCTTATGGTGTTTCATGTAAAGGTGGATTAAATACAAACCTAAACCAACTTGAGATGCTAGCACAGCCGGGATTAGCTACAAAGCTTATAAACTTTGAAGTTGATGCAGACGGTGGCTATCGTCGTATAAACGGCTACACAGCTTTTGGAGACACTCGTCCTAATGGTTCTAACGAAATACTGGGCCTTTCAGTATATGCTGATGGACTTATAGCTTGTTCAGGCGACGGAATCTTTTTTAGCCCTGATGGAGAGGATGCTTGGCTACAACTTAACAGAGCTAGTGTTGCAAGCGGCGGAGACAGCTACACAGCCTTTACAGGCCGTAGCATGGACGCAAGAACTTCGCAGGCTCAAACATCTTTTACAATCTTTGAAGGCAACACAGACTACGGAAAGATCATTATTACTGATGGAGTTAATAAACCTTTCTTATTTAGCATGACAGGAACAGGCGGCTTAACTACTCGCACATTCTTTGCAGAAGAAGTTACAGTAAGCGGTACAACAGCTCCAACAGTTTGCGCTATCCATGACCAACACTTAGTTGTTGCAGGTGCGTCTGCTGCTAAAAATACAATTTTTTATAGTACGTTACTAGACCCTAGTAGCTTTTCAGGTTCTGGATCAGGAAGCATACTATTGCCAGACCAGGTGGTTGGTATTAAAAGCTTTCGTAGCGACCTTATTATTTTTTGTAGAAATAGCATACATAAGCTTATTAATATTAATGATGCTAACAGCATTTCTATTGTACCTATTACACAAAACGTAGGTTGCTTGAGTTCACATAGTATTCAAGAAATTGGCGGTGACTTAGTATTCCTTAGCCCAGATGGTATACGTTCTGTTGCGGGTACATCAAGGATTGGTGATGTTGAATTAGGATCAGTTAGCCGTCAAATACAATCTATTATTTCATCTATAGCAAACTCTATAAACTCATTTACTATTACAAGCGCAATCTTACGAAGTAAGTCACAATACAGATTGTTTTACAACACAGACGGTGGCTCTACTGCGGCGGCTAAAGGAATTATAGGAACACTGACCGCTAATGGTTTTGAGTGGGCTGAAACGCTTGGTATACAAGCAACCGGCTTTGCTTCTGGCTTTGAGGCTACAGGCGTTGAAAAACTTTATCATGGCGACAACCAAGGCTATGTTTACAACCACAACACAGGAAATAGTTTTTCTTTTGGCGGAAGCCTTTTAGACATTACTGCTAAATATCAAACACCACACTACGACTTTGGCGACGTAGGAACAAGAAAGACTATGCACTATGTTAAGCTTTCTGTAACTCCTGAAGGCGACGTTTCTCCAGTATTAAGAATGAGATACGATTACGAAGATACGACAATACCACAGCCGCCAGAGTATGTTTTAGATAATATCCCAACACCTTCACTTTTTGGTCAAGGTGTTTTTGGAGTAGCTGTATTCGGTGCAAGTTCTGACCCAATGCTCCGTCAAGCTGTTCAAGGTAGTGGTACTGTTTGTAATTTCCAAATTAAAAGCTCGGATCAAAAGCCGCCTTACGCAATTAACGGCATCTACATAAATTACGTCCCATCAGGTAGGAGATAACCGAATGGCAGGAACAAGTTATACTAGACAAAGTACGCTTACCGATGGCGATACGATTACAGCAGCACTTTTTAATGCAGAATACAACCAAGTAGTCACTGCATTTTCCTACGCCTCTACAGGCACAACAGGACATCAGCACGACGGTGGTGCTGGAGAAGGTGGTAACATTGAAATTATTGGCGACCAGGATTTTTTAAATAAGCTTGTTGTAGATACAAGTAACAATCGCTGGGGCTTCTTTGTTGAAGTAAGCAGTGCTGCTGTAGAACAAATAAGAATACAAGATGGCGCAATAGTTCCAGTAACTGATAACGATATTGATTTAGGCACGTCCTCTCTAGAGTTTAAAGATGCTTTCTTTGATGGTACAGTAACCTCAGATGCTTTTGCAGGGCCATTAACTGGTAATGTTACTGGGAATGTTTCAGGCACTGCTGCAACAGTAACGACTGCTGCACAATCTAACATCACTTCTTTAGGGACACTTACAACTTTAACTGTCGATAATGTCATTATTAACGGTACGACTATTGGTCATACAAGCGATACTGATTTAATAACTTTAGGCTCTGGAATTGCTACAGTTGCAGGGGAAATAAGTGTTACTACGCTGGACATTGGGGGAACTAATGTAACCTCAACCGCAGCAGAGCTAAACATATTAGACGGCAAAGCTTTTCTTGACGAAGATAACATGGCATCTAACAGTGCTACAGGAATCGCATCTCAACAGTCTATTAAAGCCTATGTAGATACTCAAATAACCGCAGAAGACTTAGACATTACAACAGACAGTGGAACTATTGCGATTGACTTAGATAGTGAAACATTAACTGTATCAGGCGGTACAGGTCTTAGTAGTTCTGCAACAGGCAATGCAGTTACTTTAGCAATAGATAGTACAGTAGCAACTCTTACAGGCTCACAAACTCTTACAAACAAATCATTAACTGCTCCTACGCTTACAGGTACAGCTACAGTAGCTTCCCTAGACATCTCAGGTGATATAGACGTTGATGGCACCTCAAACCTTGACATTGTTGACATTGATGGCGCCGTGAACATGGCAACCACTGCTCTTGTTACAGGCGTTCTAACCACAACCGCTACACAAGTAGCAACGGGTGGTATCACCAGTGGTTCAAATATTGTTTCAGACACAGACAGCACAGACGATCTTGGTACAACTAGCGTTCGTTGGGCTAACTTGTTTGTTGATGGTATTACCGCAACTGATCAAATAACAGCTACTGGATTCACAGGAACACTAGACGGTATTCTTGGATCTGGTGCCGCTGCTGCTGCAACTGTAACAACCCTCGATACAAGTGGTGCAGTTAACTTAAATCTTGTTACTGACTCAACTAGCTCAACTTCAGGTGCTTTGATTGTTGACGGTGGTGTTGGTATAGCTAAGAAGTTATACGTTGGCACAGACCTAGACGTAGACGGCACTACTAACCTTGATGTCGTGGACATTGATGGTGCTGTGGATATGGCGAGTACTTTAGCGGTTGCAGGTGATGCAAACTTTGATAGCGGAACTTTATTTGTAGATGTTTCTGCTAACTCTGTGGGTATTGGTACTGCTTCGCCAGCGGCTCCATTGTCCTTTGGGTTAGCAGATAACAATGCTCGCATCTACCTAAGAAATAATACTGACGAATTTGCAATCGGCACGAACGGTTCTCAAACTGTTTACGCTGGATACGCTGGGCATATCTTTCAGACAGGCAGTTTTGGCGGCACAGAACGCTTCCGCATAGCCTCAGACGGCTCTCTATCCACCCCAACGCTAGGAACCTCTAACGTCCGATTCGGTGTCAACGCAGGTAACAGCATTGCAAGCGGTGGTAATTATAATACTGTCGTAGGCGATGAAGCAGGTACTGCGATTACTACTGGTGATGAGAATACATTTATAGGGTACACAGCAGGTGATGCTACTACAACCGCAACTGGAAATACTGCCCTTGGGTTTAGTGCATTAACAACTAACGTATTGGGAAGCAGAAGCGTAGCAATAGGTAGAGCCGCTTTACAAGTACAGAATCCTGCAAGTGCCGTTAATATGTATAACGTAGCTGTGGGACACGGAGCAGGTGAGTCAGTAACCACAGGCGTTCAAAACACCTTCATTGGTGGTTTATCTGGCGATGCTAACACGACAGCAGCTAATAACACCGCAGTAGGCTATGCTTCTTTAGGTGCAAACACCACTGGAACAAATAATACAGCAGTGGGTAATAACGCTTTAACTACAAACACCACAGGTGCTGACAACACAGCAGTCGGTAAAGACGCATTAAAAGATTCAACAACTTCTAGTTACAACACAGCAGTTGGAACCTTGGCTAATGAAAACAATACAACAGGACACAGTAATACTTCTGTAGGTAGAGCAGCCTTAAATGAGAACACCACAGGTGATAATAACGTAGCTATTGGCAGAAGTGCTTTATTGGCTAACAGCACAGCAGATAACAACACTGCTGTTGGTTACGCTTCTTTAGGAGCCAACACCACAGGCAGAGACAACACGGCTCTGGGTTTTAGCGCAGGGGTAACTAACACTACGGGCCTTGAGAATACCGCCATTGGCATGTACGCCTTGAGATTCAATACTACAGGAGAAACAAACACTGCTGTAGGCTTACAGGCGCTTCACCGAAATACAACGGCTAGTAACAATACGGCTGTTGGTAGAAATGCTATGGAGGCAAACACCACAGGCGACAGAAACGTAGCAGTAGGTACAAGCGCCCTAGACGCTAATACGGTTGGCGCTAAAAACGTGGCTCTTGGCATGGACGCTCTAGGCACAAACGTAGATGGTAGCCGAAGTGTTGCTGTCGGTGATTCTGCTCTAGCGGCTCAAGAACCTGCAAGTGCTGTTGATATGTATAACACTGCTGTAGGTCATGGAGCAGGTTCAGCAGTAACCACAGGCACAGCTAACACCCTTATTGGTGGTCTTGCAGGTGATGCAATTACGACAGCGTCTAACAACACGGCTCTTGGGTATACGGCTTTAACGACAAATACCACTGGCGGAGAACTTACAGCCGTTGGGAACGGCGCTTTATATTCAAACACTACGGGTAGTTATAGCGTAGCAGTTGGTTCCGCAGCTTTAGAAGGTAATACGACAGGAGCAAATAATACTGCTGTAGGTAGATTTTCTTTAAAAGCCAACACTACAGGCGCAGATAACACAGCAGTTGGTTACGGTGCTTTAGACGCAAACACGACAGCTTCTTATAATACTGCTGTTGGTCATAACTCTCTAGGTGCCACTACCACAGGCGCTCAAAACACAGCAGTGGGTCGGTCTGCGCTTACTACCAATACCACAGGCGCTAACAACACTGCGTTAGGTATGGATGCTTTGTTGTCTAACACAACGGCTTCTGACAACACTGCGGTAGGTTATGAATCTTTATTAGTTAACACTACAGGCGCTAGTAATACAGCAGTTGGTAAAAGTGCTTTAGCAGCCAACACCACAGGCGCTTCTAATGTCGCTGTAGGCGCTAATGCTTTAGATGCCAACACGACTGCATCTAATAGCGTAGCCGTAGGTGCTTCCGCTTTAGGCACCTGCACCACAGGCGTTCAAAATACTGCTATAGGCTCTGGTGCAATACAACGAAGTACAACTGCCGTTAATAATGTTTGTGTAGGTTATGCGTCAGGTGAGTATATTACTACTGGTAATGAAAACACGGCTTTGGGCACAAGAAGTCTGCAAAATACTACCACAGGGGCATATAACACTGCTCTCGGACTTAGCTCTTTAGCGGCTAACACCACCGCTTCAAATAACACAGCCGTTGGCTATAACTCTTTAGTTGCCAACACCACAGCAGCCAACAACACCGCAGTTGGTTATAATTCTTTAACCGCAAACACCACAGGCGCAGAAAATGTTGCAGTGGGTAAAGGCACATTAGGTGCAAATACAACCGCAGGAAGTAATACCGCAGTAGGCTATAATTCCATGGTCGCCAACACTACTGGTGATTTAAATGTAGCTATAGGCGGCAATGCATTAAAATCAAACACCGTAGGAGATAGAGCGGTAGCTATAGGCTACAACGCTTTACAAGCACAAGCTCCTTCATCAAACACAGATACTTATAATATAGGTATAGGTTTAAATGCAGGTTTTTCAGTAACCACAGGCACATGGAACACCCTTATTGGTGGTCTAGCAGGTGATGCAATAAATACGGGCGTAGGAAATATTGCTCTAGGCTATAGTGCTCTTTCTACAACAGATGATGGTGGCTATAATGTTGCCATAGGATATGGCGCATTAGGCAACGGCAATTGTGGAAATGCAAATATAGCAATTGGTGTTAGCGCAGGTCTGGTAGTTACAGGAGCAGAGAATACCACTATAGGACAAAATGCAGGATATGGAATAACTTCCGGTGATAACAACTTAGTGCTTGGTGCAGACGCAGGACGCACAGGAAGCCCGGGTGGTAATATCGTTACTGGTAGTAATGAAATGGCTTTGGGTGATGAAAACATAGTTTCTGCTGCTATCCAAGTAGATTGGACAGTCGCCTCTGATGAACGAGACAAAACAGACTTTACAGCCCTTGATCTTGGCTTAGACTTTGTTAAAGCCCTAGCCCCCATTACCTACAAGTGGGATAAGCGTTCCAAGTACATTGATAAGAGTGATCCTAGTGTTGATTTAGACACTGTTACCCACGACGGAACTCACAAGGAAGATTGGCTGGACATTGGTTTTAAAGCTCAAGCGGTTGAAGCCCTAGAGATAGCGGCAGGATACGATAAAGCCAATAAGACTAACCTAACCACTTCTCTTTCAGGCGATGGCAAGCAGTACGGTCTACAGTACAGCAAGTTTGTACCGATCTTAGTCAAGGCCATCCAAGAACAACAAACCTTAATTGAAGCACTCACCGCACGAATCACAACCCTAGAAGGATAAATAAACTATGAGCGAAGAAATAACAGAAGCACGAACACCAGAAGAACTCGCACAAGACTTCACCGCTATGGGACACAGCGTTGATCTCATCACAGGCATAATCGACGGGACAGCTATGGAAGATGACGAGGCTGCTGACAGGCAGGATTGTGTTGACCGTAACGTAGAACACCTTGAGCTGATGGTGGCTAAAGACGATTGGGGCGATGAAGATATGACTGATGTTAACTCGGCTATAAGTGCCAGCAATGCTTACGAGGCTGCGTAGATGATTATTTTTAGCGACTCAGAAATGGCATCAATGATCGCGATTGTTCGTGATTCAGACATCCAAGGAAGTGCGGCAAGGCTGGTAGTCGGCATTGAAGATAAGCTCATTGCCGCTGCAAAACTTGTGCAGGATGATCTAGACCCGGAAACACCCATTGACGGTCTTGAATACGAAGTGTCTTTTGATGCGACAGAGTTGGGCGCACTTGTTCAGATGACAGCGTCTATCCAGACCAAGGGGTCTTCAGCGCGAGCGATTGCCAGCATTCAAGATAAACTCGAACCCGCAGCGCAAGAAGCTACAAAAGTCGAACAAGAAGTAGCTTAATGGCCTAATTAACCTTTTTAAGGATCTTTTGAATGACTGAAGAAAGTAAACAAGTTATGGATGTTGTTGCAGCATCAACAGGTGTAATGTCTATGGTAGCTTGGTTGCC